GCGTTACAGATGTTTGCAGAGGATCCAGCAGGCGGTCAGAATCCGGCAGGAGCAGATCCAGCAGGCGGTCAGAATCCGGCAGGAGCAGATCCAAAAGCGACAGAACCAAAAAACGAACCGGAAAAGAAGTACACGGATGAGGATGTAGACAGGATCATCAATCAGAAATTTGCACAAAAGTTTTCTGAATGGGAAAAGAAACAGTCTAAGGAAAAAGATGAAGCCGAAAAGCTTGCCGGGATGAACGCAGAGCAGAAAGAAAAATATGAAAATGAACAGCTTAAAAAACAGGTTCAGGAGCTGCTCCGGAAAGACGCGCTCGGAAAGATGGCAACAGTAGCCCGTGGGATGCTCGGAGAAAAGAATATCTCTGTGAGCGATGACCTTATTGAAATGCTGATTTCAGACGATGCAGAAAAGACAAAAAGCTCTGTTGATTCCTTCATTACAGCATTCCAGTCTGCGGTAGAAAAGGCTGTGAAAGATGCACTGAAAGGAAATCCGCCGAAGAAAACATCGGAACCGGCATCGATCACGAAAGAACAGATTATGAAAGTGAAAGATCAACTGGAACGCCAGAAATTAATCAACGAGCACATGGACTTGTTCCAGAAATAAAGAAAGGATGAAAAGATTACATGAAAAAGAAACTTTATGATTTGCAGTTATTTGCAGCAGAGACAGGGGCAAGCTTATCTACAGACCTTGAGCCTGCCATTTCTATCGATTTTACTAGTCGAATTTCTCAGAACATCAGAGAATTGAGGGATCTTCTCGGTGTTACAAACCTGATTCCGATGTCTGCTGGAACAGATATCAAGTTTTACAAATGGACGGTAGAGGAATTAGCATCGCAGGTAGGAGAAGGAGAAGTAATTACACCGACAAAGGTAAAAAGAGCTTTGGGTCAGACCATTACTCTTGATCTGGACAAATACAGGAGAGTTACCACCGCAGAAGCGATCCAGAAGGTTGGACGTACGATCGCAGTTAATGAGAGTGACGATCAGCTCATCAAAAAGGTGCAGAAAGCGGTTAAAACATCCCTTTACACCATGCTGAAAGCCGGTACTGGATCAGCAAGCGGGGCAAGCTTACAGATCGTCCTTGCAAACCTTTGGGCGAAACTTCAGGAATATTATGAAGATGAGGATGTAACCCCGATCTTCTTCATTAACCAGCAGGACGTAGCGGATTATCTTGGTACAGCACAGATCACAATGCAGACTGCCTTTGGATTTACTTATATTGAAAACTTCCTTGGACTTGGTACAGCGATTGTTTCCCCACAGGTAACAGCAAAGCAGCCGATCGCAACGGCGAAAGAAAACATCAGAGGCGCCTATGTCCCGATGTCCGGTGATGTAGCCCGTACGTTTAACCTTACCGCAGATGAGACAGGATTGATCGGTATGACACATTCCACAGCTACTTCTACGGCAACGGTAGATACTTTGATTATGTCTTGTGTCAAATTCTTCCCGGAATTTGCTGACGGAGTATTCAAAGGTACAATCCAGGGGGAATAATTAGCTCTGACATTATGACACTTTATTCCGGCGGTCAGAGCTTACTAGGTAAGCGAGTATCTTCGTTGGTTGGAAACGATTTAAAAGTCCTTGCGGATGGATCCGTAGTAGGAACCATTAAGAAAGTAACGGGATATACACAGTTTTCCAGTAAAAAAGAAGAGCGGAACGACAATGACACTGAAAAAGAATGGAGTCGCAGGAGAAGGGAAAGAAGATATGGCGTTTGACCCGGAAATTATTCTGCGAGTTTCCAGAGGAGATACCTTTACCGTAGAAGTAGATGATTCGCCTGTTGTCACTTTTAATTTTAAAAACGTCACATGGGCTTAAGGAGGTGGACGCATGTTGGAGGACGTAAAAGAACTTCTTGGAATCGCAGAGGATGATAAAACGATGGATACGAGGCTGAATATTATTATCGCGGCGACTACAAAGCGTTTAAAAGTACTTTTAGGTGGACTGGATGTGCCGGATGATCTGAAATACATTGTTACGGACGTTTCCATCATGCGGTTTAACCGGATTGGATCAGAAGGGCTTTCTTCCCATTCAGTTGAGGGAGAGAGTCTTTCTTTCGCAAGCAACGATTTTGAGCCGTATCTGGACGATATCCAATCCTACCTGAACGCTCAAAAAGAAGCGACAAAGGGAAAGGTGAGATTCTTATGAGGTATGATACACCAGTATATTTCCAAAAGACTATTTCGGGTGAATATGATCCGAATACTGGAAATTATGGAGAAGATTCTGTCGATGAAACCTTGCGTTATGCTTCGGTTATGGATACAAGCATAAAAACTATGCGTCTGATCTACGGAGAAATTAGACAGGGCAGCCTTTGTATCCAGCTTCAGAACCATTATACAGACGTATTCGACCGTATACGGATAGGGGAACGAATCTATACGGTAGACAGTAGCCGAAAGCTCCGAGTAAAGCATACGTTTGTAGTATCGGAGGTGCAGTGATGAGTAACGTTAAGATTGTTGGCATAGAAAGGATTCAGAAAAAACTAAAAAAGAATGTGCGACTCGATGATGTGAAGCGAGTTGTAAAGAGCAATGGAAACGAAATGAAGCAAAAGGCTAAGAGAAATGCTGAAAATTTTAAAGGACATTATGAAGGGAAACGGTTTGTACCTCCGACTGGAACATTAAAAAGAAGCATAGAGCTTGCGATAACAGACAAAGGAATGACGGCAGAGGTTGAGCCTCATACACTTTATGGTGGTTATGTAGAACTTGGAACAAGAAAGATGCAAGCACAGCCATACCTAAAGCCTGCTTTCGATGAGCAGAAAGTGCAATTTAGAAAAGATATGGATAAGTTAACGAGGTAATATTATGGACCCACAACAGGAGCTCTTCACAGAGCTGTTAGTACAGTTAAGAAAAAAAGGATACGACGTGTATGACACTTTCCTTCCACCGAAGGACACGCCGTATCCTTTTATATTTATCGCAGACAATCAGCAGGTTGATGCTCCGAATAAGACGGCGGTATTCGGGAATGTATACCAGACGATTCATGTCTGGCATAACAACCCGAAGCAGCGTGGAATGGTATCGGAGATGCTGCTGAATATCAAGCAGGTCTGCTACAGTTTGAAACATACGGCAAATTTCGCATGGAATGTACGAAATATAGAGCAACGCATATTATCAGATACAACTACAACACAACCATTACTCCACGGGATTTTAAACGTGGAGTTTTATTTTGATTAAATGGAGGAATGAAAATGAAGAAAAAATTTCTTTATAGCTTACAGGCGTTTGCCGAAGCGGTTCAAGGGAAAAGAATTGTATATCTTTTTAGAATCGCATCCGAGGCATCTACTACAGCAGGCAAAAGAATTCCATTTGTAACAGAAGATAGCCGAACAAAAAGTAAAGATGCGGATTCTACGGCGACAAAAGACGGTTCGATTCGGACACCTGGTACGGCAGAAGTAGAAATTTCTACTACGCTGATTCTGTCCAAAGGAGACGAGATTGTAAAAAAATTGGAAGATGCAATGGATAATGACCAGTTAATAGAGATTTGGGAAGCAAATCTTGATGAACCGGGATCCACATATTCATCAAATAAATTTAAAGGAATGTATTTCCAAGGTTACATAACTGAATTTGAACAAACGGCATCGGCAGAAGAGCATGTGGAGATTTCTCTTACATTTGGAATTAATGGATCTGGGAAACGTGGAGAAGTTACCGTAAGCGCAGAGGAACAGGAAGAAGCAAACTATTTATTCAAAGATTCAGTACAGGAGGAATAATAAAATGAAAGAATTAACGATTAAAGGACAAGTATATCAGTTTAATTTTGGGATGGGATTCTTGAAAGATATCGACAAAACAGTGCAGATTAAATCTGAAAACGGGAAGGTGGAAGATGCAGGACTTCGGTATGCTATCGGTGGATTGATTGATGGAAACCCGAAATCAATTTGTACGATTCTTTATTATGGAAATAAAGGGCAGAATCCACGTCTTACAGAAGCTTTAATTGAAGAATTCATTGATGATCCGGACACAGATATTGATGATCTGTTTGAAGAGGTGATGGGTTTTTTAAAGAGTTCCAATGCTACGAAGTGCATTACCGAGAAGACGCTGAAAGCGGTAGAAGATATGATGAAGTAATCATTCGCAGCATTGATTATGAACAAATTGCGATTGACTGTTTTAGATATTTCGAT